GGCATGGCTATTGCTGCCAGCCGATACGGGGCAAAGGCATTCCAGAGCGGCGGCATCCCGCCTGCTGTTCTCACTGGTCCGTTCCAGTCTGCCGCTGGCGCTGTTCGCGCGTCTGATGATGTGGCGAAGACGATGGCAAATCTTGGCACGCAGGGTCGCTCTGTTATGGCGCTGCCGCTGGGCCACGAACTGAAGTCGATTGGCTTTAACCCTGAGCAAATGCAGCTTCTGGAGTTGCAGCGGTTTAGCATTGAGCAGGTTGCACGTATCTACTCGCTGCCTCCTGTGTTCCTGCAAGACCTTACGCACGGCACGTTCTCGAACACTGAGCAGCAGGACTTGCACTTCGTCAAACACACCATCAAGCGATGGGTGGAGCAGGCGGAAGCGGAGATCAACTTAAAACTCTTCGGGCGTGGCTCTGATCTTTATTCAGAATTCAACGTGGACGGCCTGCTGCGGGGCGACTTGAAGACCCGCATGGAAGCGCACGCAATGTCAATCCAGAACGGCATCCGCACGCCAAACGAAGTCAGGACTATTGAAAACTTGCCTGCAAAAGACAAAGCTGACGATCTGCTTATTCAAGGCGCGACTGTCCCGCTAGGCTCTCAGACAATTGGTGGCGTCAGCGGGGTTGATATAAACAATTATGCAATTGGTGTAAGGGCTGGCTTAATTACGCCTCAAATTGAGGATGAGCAAAAAGTCAGGAACGATCTTAACCTTCCTGAACTATCAGGCAGCGCCAAGAGTCTTTGGGACAAGCAACAAGGAACGCGGAGTCCGATTACAATTAAATCTGGGACAGAAGGAAAGGCAGAAGCTGACAGCGCCTCAAATATTGACGAACAGACAATTGGTG